CCAACTATGGTGTGCTGACAGTATCTACCATCGGCGGCGGTGGAGCCGTTACCGGTCTGACGACCACGGTCGGGCAGCAGGGCACCGGGTACTCCGACGCTACGGGTTTGGCTACGACGGGCGGTTTCGGCACTGGACTCGAGGTTGACATCACCGCCATCGGTGAGACGCTGCTGCAAGCCTCACAGGCCTGCCGCGCCGCGTCTAACGGTTGGTATGGCCTGGCCGTTAACAACCCTGCTGATGGTGATAACCTGGCCTTGGCCGAGTGGGCAGACCCGTTGTGGCAGACCACGCGCTACTATCCGTGGTCAGGCGACACCACAATCGCGAATGGAACTTCTGGCAACGTGGCTTTGGAGCTGCAGGCCCTTAATCTTCGTGTTCTGGGCATCTACTCGACCACGCAGAGCGGCCTCTATCCCAACAACATCTACGCCGCCGCCGGTTTGATGGGCGTCGAGATGGGTCTCAACACCGGCCTGGCGGGCAGCTTCTTCACTGTGGCTTATAAGTCCATAGCTGGGATTGCGCCCGAGCCGCTGACTCAGACGCAGTACACAAATATCACCGCGGCGAAGTTCAACGTCTACGCCAGTTTCGGTCCATACCAGAACGTGCAGCCTGGTTTCTTAAGCAATGGTTCGCCGAGTTACCTATGGCTGAACCTGGCCATGCTGGTCTCATATCTGCAGCTGGCTGAGATGTCGGTACTGACTAGCAACCCCGCGGTGCCGCAGACCAACTCTGGTGAGCACCTTCTTATTCAGGCCGCTAACTCAGCTTGCGCTCAGTCCGCGGCCATCGGGTTCTTGGCCGACGGGATCTGGGAAGGTGTGACGATCAACATTCCAGGTGTGCAGCTCACCGCTGATCAAGCCATTCCAGGCGGCTATCTGAATCAGGCTCAACCGTATAGTCAGCAATCCATTAATGATCGGGATGCCGGTAAGGCCATGCCGATCTACTGTGCGGTAACGAGCGCAGGCGCGGTTCAGAGCTTGCTTATCGGCGTAGACACGCAACTCTAAGACCAAGACACACAAAGTTCTAAGGAGATACTACGATGTCCGTTGGGCAGACTTACAGCTTTAAAGATCTGGTGGGCGTACTGGTCAACTCAGTCTTCGGTGTGAGCATCCCACTTACGGGCGGCAACATCGGTCTTGGCCAGGTGACTATCACAATGACCACCGAACGTACAACGCACGACGTCGCCGCGGACAGCACGGTGATGCCATCGTATGTCGCCGGCGACAATGGCACAGTGGACTTGGAAGTGCAACAGACTTCCACGCTGCACCATGAGCTGCTAGACCTTTACAATCTGTGTGTGTTGGCGGCTAACGCAGACGACGTGTTAGGGTGGGCCGCTACCACTATCAGCTTTCGTACAATCTTGGACGGTGCCAATCACGTCCTCACCGGCGTCAGCTTCGCCAAGATTCCGGATAAGCCGTACCAAGCCAGCGGTCAAAAAGTTCGCTGGTCTTTGATGGCAGCCAACGTAGTCAACTCTTGATGAACGTCGAGATACCGCGCGGCGATTTCGATACACCTGGGCCATGCTGGATTCCAATTCAGCGAGAAGGTAAGGCTGCGCGGCCTGTCATCATTTGTAAGTGTGGGCACCGTAGTCACTGTAGTCTGCATCATTTTCACGTGGATGGAACAGTGACTGCAAGCTTCTTTCATGACGTTGCACCGCATCCCGATATCGGCTACGCTGGCGGCGGGTGTGGCTGGCACGTATTTCTTAAACTGCTTGATTATGACCAGGGTGAGTTCCCACCTGCGCCATAGATGCGCCCTGCAAGGAGGGTAAGATGACGGACAAGACGAAGGTCGTAGAGGTCGCCGGGCAGCGGTGGCAGTTTCGCCGCATGACCCCGGTGCAAGGTAGTTATATTTGGCAGCGCTTGATGGCCGCCATGTTCAGGTCGGCACAGTCGCAATCTGCGGCAGCGCAGGTGGAGCAAAGCGCCGAGGATAAAGCCCGCATCGAAGAGGCTTTGGCAAAGGCCACGCCTGAGGACAGACTCCGAACCACCTGCGGAATCGGATTTATGTTCTTGACCTTTGAGGAGATGGAGTTTGTGCAGAAGGCCGCGCTCGCAGTAACGAGCCGGTTAGAGCGTCCTGCCGGAGCCACCGACGAACAGCCCATGCCAGTGCAGATGTCGGATGGGCGCTGGGCGGCGCCAGAATTAGAGGATGACCCTAACCTGGTGACGCAGCTGACCACCGAGGCCTTGGTGTTTAACCTCGCGTCTTTTCTGCGTACGGGCGGGGCAACGACGACGGCGACCTAGGTTGGGACCCCGCGCCCTTCCACACCCTGGACGCGTTGGTTTGGCGCCCCGTCGCCGCTGGGCTATGGCGTCAGCATGAGACGTTTGATGGTACGTACGACGTCCAAGACCTCTGCGACGTCTTGGAGTACCTAGACGTTAAAGAGGAAAACACTCGCCGCTACTCGGAGTGGAAGACGCGGCAGCAAGGAGGCCACTAACGACCCCACGATCTGATGGGTTTAGTGAATATCTTCTCTGCTGTCCATCCGCGGTCTACTCTAGCATTGATAGTGCGCCATTTGATACCGGTAATTTTTGCCCATTCTTGTAGCGGCCTAGCTTTGCCTTTGTACGTAAGCCATTTACAATCTGCACGTGGACTGCGATTTTGCGCCTGTTCTTTTGGTGTCGCCCATTTGCAATTGTGTGGTGTGTAATTGCCGTTATTATTCTTACGTTCAATGGTCATTCCCTTAGGCCGTGGGCCCATGTCGGCTAAGAAGTTTTCAAACTTGTGCCAACGCTTGCAGAGTTTGATGTTCTTTCTGCGGTAGTAGTTTATTCGCTTTTCATCACTAGTCTGTGGTTTGTAAGAGCATCTTGCCATCATGTCACGCCAACTAATACGTGTGTATAGCGTATCTGGCGCATATTTTCGAAATCGTTTACTAACATCATCGCAGAAGCATTGTTTGCACCCAGTAGTTAAACCGTTCTTAAGCCAATTGCCGGTAGCTACTCTCGTATTTCCGCAAATACATTTACACAGCCACTTAAGCGGCTTCTTGATTGGTGTCGGCACTTGGTGAACTACGGACAAACGCCCAAAAGTTCTTCCTGTTAAGTCAATAAAGTTCATGAATTAATTATACCACAAAGGAGGTGTGTCATTCCTAACGTACTTGATGAATACATGATCAAGCTCGGTGCTGTGGTCGACCAATCTGGCATGGCGCGCTTCCAGCAAGCGTTGAGCGAAGCCGGAGCGGCCGTAAATATGACCGCTATCGGCATGGCCCAAGCCTTTTTCAAGGCTGACGCTGAGATCGTTAGCGGTTTCGTGGCCATCGGCACTGCGGCCTTGGGCTTAGCCGACAAGGTAGCCATTGCGGATCAAGATTTTAGACTTTTCGCGCTAAGAATGTATATGTCCAAGGACGCCGCGCGCAGCCTCAAGGTGGCTATGGACGCGCTCGGGCAACCGCTCGAGAACTTGATGTGGGACACGGAGCTGCGCGGTCGCACGCGGCAGCTCATCGAAGATCAGCGTGCGATGGCGCCGAACGGTGACTTCGAAGCGCAGATGCGAAAGATTCGCGACATTCGCTTCGAGTTCACTCGCCTGGAAGTCGAGGTGCAGTACCTTGGGATGCACGTGGTGCAGGACTTCTTAAAGGCCCTGGGCGTAGGTCCAGACTGGCTGCTCACAAAGCTGCGCAGCTTCAATGATTGGGTGATTCACGATCTTCCCGGTATCTCTAAGAAGATCGTGACCTGGTTCATGCCAATCTGGAAGGACATCGTGATGGTGGTGGGCTCGGCCGGGTTGGCGCTGCGTGAGTTCGGTAAAGCCTTCACCAACATCGTCGGCGCAGTATTCATGGACCCTGCACTCGAGAGCGGCACCTTCAGCATCGAGAAGCTGGGTGTCGCCTTGCAGTATGTCGCCGAAATTGCCGGCACCGTTGCTACCAGCGTCGCCTTCGTGGTAGACGTGATCGCGCGACTGGTCAGCATCATAAGCGAACTCATCACATTGCAGTGGTCCAAGATACCTGATGAGCTAAGTGGCCTGTTCACAGATGTCAAGCAAGACTACGGCAGTCTGCAGGCTGTGGCATCATCATTAACACAGTCGCGCGCCGCATTGTTAGATCAGTCTGCCGGCGGTTCTGGCCTATCTACGCTTGTTACCGGGTCGACCCCGTCGACAACTCTTATCAAAGCCATGATGGGCCAGGAAAGCGGCGGTTCTGGCCTATCTACGCTTGTTACCGGGTTGACCCCGTCGACAACTCTTATCAAAGCCATGATGGGCCAGGAAAGCGGCGGGAATAACGGTGCCGTCAGTCCGAAGGGCGCGATGGGTCGCATGCAGCTCATGCCTGGCACCGCTAAGGCGTTGGGCGTGAACCCGCATGATCCTGCGCAGAACTTGGCCGGTGGCACAGAGTACATGCGGCAGATGCTGGCCCGCTATGGTGGAAACGTGCCCGA